CGTCCCCGCCGGAACAGATGGGTCAATGTCTGATGGATTCAGTCCTTGCCAACAAGCATACACGTTAGCCGAATTCAACGTGTGATCGAGCGGGCACGCCAAATTTCCTAAGTCGTCTGTCCACACGTCGCGCCATCGCTTACTCCGTATAGCCTGAAAAAAGTCAACTTGCGACGAGTAGAAACGGCAGTTGAATTTGCCGAGTTGCAAGTCAATGCTCGTGACCTGCAACATGCCCTTCATTAGCCTGACGCTTCCATCGTATAGCGTCGCGTCGGTGCGCTTGTTTATGTCGAAGTTGCCCCGCGAGAAACTCGGCTGCTCCACGCCGGTAAAGAATGCGTTGTTGGTTGCAGTGAACGGCAACTTGAACGTCAGCGAAAACGGCGCAGTGCGTTTTCCAGGCGTGCGCAAGTCCTCGATCTGAAAGTTCAGTTCAATGGTGGTTTCGGGTACATCCAAGTCGGTCGCGACCTGCGCCCGGTTTTGCGCAACTAAACGAATCATATTGTGACGACGGCGGTTTGGCTGCTGTACGCAAAGTTGAACGTGTACTCGATGATCTTGTCATTGTGCCGCGTCAACTCGCGCCACGAATTGGTCTTAATGACGACCGGGTAAAAGTTCGCGCCCGATCCCGCAAACCACGTTGCGTACACTTGGCGACTACGCATCAAACTTTCAACCGCCTCGTTCTGCACCTCTTGCAAGATGCCCGTGTGACACTCGAACTCTTCGTCAATCGTCACTGGCGCAGACATGCGATCGGGTGCGTCGTCTTCATACGTCCATGCGGTAGGCGAACCGGATGCCGTCCACCAATTACCGCGCACGCGCCGCCAATCTTGCCTATCCACCGTGACCGTCTTGCGAATGCGTCCGGTGAACGAGATGAAATCCCAACCGCCGAGTTCATTGTACCAACCAAAGTGAATGACAGTATCTGCTTGGCACTGATTGTCAACCCGCCTGAAGTAGTGCCATTTGGTGGCTTCACTCGCAACGGCTGCACTGCGCAACCTCACTCGATACGACGTCCATAACACAGGCAATGCCGTACCAATCAAGTCTGCGATTTGCAACGGATAGCAATACAGCCGGCGACCGTTGTGCGGAGTTGCGGTAAAGACTGAGCCGTTATAGGATAGTGTTGGGCCAGGGCCGAACACTTCGACCATCCAAACCGGGCTAAACAACTGCGTTGATGGTCTACTGTAACTGAAGTCAAGCCATCCATACGTGTCATCGCGAACCGGGATCGAGACTTCGCTGTCATAGGCGTCGCCTCCATACACCGTCAAGGCTTGCCTTTGTTGTGCTATTGTTGGCACTGCCGTGTCCACTCCGTACTTGGTAAAGACATTCCCGTTGTATCCATTGCTCCACCCGCGCAATGTGCCGTTAAAGAAATATCGATTTTCAGTAGCAGTACTTACGTTGTCTTGCGCAGGGCTGTCCGCGCTACTTGCTTGCCGACTGCCAAACGTGAATTGGAAAAAGTAATCCGAGGGGTCGCCAGAGCCTGTTGTGTTAGCGCCCTGCTGCACCCAATTGCTGTCGATGTAGGGTCGAACCATTGGGCCAAGATCGAACACGCCACAATCGACACTGTTCTTATCCGCTGTGTATCGGGCAAGGGCATCGCCAAACGCCCCTGTCCCTTCATCCCACATGCGCACCTCGACCCAATACGAGAACTTGTACGTGCCAATGGCGGACTCTAATGAGATGAAGATGCACGGGTCATACGCACCCAACGTAGTGTTGACGTCCTCTTGTACTACTGAGATTGCCATCAGATAATCATTTCGATTGTGAAGTCGGCTGACTTCATGTCCTTGTTCATGTAGTTCGCCATGTCTTTAACGAGGGCAAGTTTCACAAGTTCCCCGTGACGCTTGAATGTCGGCTTCATGGTGATTTTCACATAGTCTGTTGGCGCGATACCATATTGCCACACGTTGCGCGTGATGGGATATGTCATTGCGTCGTAGGATAGGAAGCGACCAAGTTCGTCGCGGAACTGAAACCGCTTAACGCCTATCCATTTCCGGATCGCAGTGTAAATACTGCCCGGACTTTTGCCTGTCCCAAACTTAAACGGGCTGTCCGGGGCGCGGTTCTCGTATGGCTTGGTTGACTTGCCTGTTGGGTTGCGCGGCGGCGTGTATGGCCCGGCACCCTGCACTCCGAACTGCACAAAATCTCCATAGGGCATGCCAATCAGTTCCAGGTATAGCACGTTGTTGCTGACCGACGCTTTGTATCCAAGCGACTTAATCAACTGCCCGGTTGCCCTCTTGTCTTCATGCAGCAATCGCTCTTTCGCCAACCGCACCCACTCCTCGCCCATTCTGTCCAATGCGCCTGATGCGTGAACCAACTTGACTTCCCCGCTTGACTCTTTCGAATCATAGGTCAGTTTGAAATACGAATAATTGTACGCCTTCATGTCGGCACGTTGCACAGGTCAAGGGCGTTGGGCACCCTGATGGTCAACGTGGCTGACCAACCCGAAAGCAGGTTGTCAAACCGCGCTGTGAACGGCTGACACAGAACCGGCATATCGATGCCGTATTTGCTGTCCAAAGCAATCGGTGCGCCAGAGGCTTCGGTTGCCTCTAACATCGCAATGACGTCTTGCATGATTAAAATGGTCTCCGTGTACACGTCGGGCAACGAAGGGAGTTGTCGTTCCACAACCAAGTCCGCAACCACAACCTCGTAGTCGTAGGTTGTGACGCCCACATCAATCATCGCGCCCGTGACCTGCGCATACAGGATCGGGTAGTCTGTGACGTCTAACTTGTTCACGTCCATCTCCTCGAAACTGTTAGTGCGGTACGACTTGATCTTGCTGTGCCCAATGGCAATGAGTTGGAATTGGTCGTTGATGTCGGATACGCTACGCATTGTCGTTGATGCTGTCTTTCAGGTTCAAGTCCTGTTCGTAGGACATGAATGTAAACACTTCTGTCACCGGCAATTCAGTGACCGCTTGTATTTTGAGAACATCCCCATCAGCCAAGTGGTAAAGGGTTTGATACCACCCCCACTTTTCTGCAATCGCGCTTGCGCCTCCTGAGCCTTGAAAGAGTTGAGCGTATCGTTCGCTAATTGCCTTCCGATAGTCAAAAAAAAACCCATTGCTCCCATCACCACATCCATCGGCGCATCTTGCATCGCCTGGCTTTTTCGCTCTGTCGGCGTGTATGGTTCTATCTTATAGTGTTCACCGTCACTAACTGTCACGCGACGATACATGATTGCCATGACCTCCTCCAAGTGGTTGTAGTACCCATTCTTGCCGCAGGTCTCCAAGTCGATGAACTCGCCTGTACTCAACTGTGACCAATCAGGCACAAAGCCATAGTCAGTGCCGTTCAAAGTGAAACGCGGTATCAATTCGTGATCGCGTGTGTCGCCGCTCATCACCCACACCAATTTCTCTCCAAGAGTCGCGATGTCCTCTGGCGCAAGATTGCGCACAAACGACGGTCGCAAGTCACACATGACCGCGATGCACGTGACCATGCGCTCCCAATTGGTCTGCGAATCGTCCCATTGTTCTTGCAGCCGCTTGTACTGCTTGACGCTAATGTCCGCATAGGACGTAGGCACTGTGACTTTCATTGGATGTAGTATTGGCCGGACTTGCGGGTCAGTTTATTCAGGCACACATACCGCACCGCATCAATGGCGTGGTTGTCCCGATCGCGGGGATCGTTAAGCATGCGCCCGTCCTTATCTGTCTTCCACTTGTAGTTGCGGAACTCCTTTTGCGTGTTCAACGCTGTGTCCTTGATGTGCAACTTGTACCGCCTCATGGCGTCAATCCCTACGCGCACGCTGTCCGGCCCCTTCTTCGCCGGCTTAATGTTGAAGCCTTGACGATGTACTTCGTCGATGCTCTTCGGTTCAGCCGAGTCCGCGATGATTTCATCATTGCGCTTTATGTCTAACTCGCGCAGTCGCTCGGCTATGTCCGGGTTGGTCAAGCCTCCGCTGTACACCAACTCGTCAATGTATAGGTTGCTGCCCTCTACGTACACAACCACAACTGCGGTTGGGTCATTGGTGTATCCCCAATCCAATCCGTATGCCACCCGCTTTGCCTTCTCCGGTAGCGTTGTGTACGTCGTGGTTTGAAATATGGTTTCTCGGCTAATGCCGCGCTCACCCAATCCGTATATGCGCCAATAGTTCTCATCCGTGTCTTTCAGCCTCTCGATCTCTTCGACCACCTCTTGCTGCAAGTACGGGTTGTCCTTGTACGTTGTCTTGAAGAACACGGCGTCATCACGCGGAATGATTTCGTCGTAGATGTACGAATACTCATCGGACGGGTTGTAGTCCAAAATGATTGCTGACCCACCGTCCAAGCCCGTTGTCCGCAAACTAATCTGGCGGAAGAAGTCCAAATCCAATTCGTTCGCCTCGTTCAAAAAGGCTATGGTTCGCTTTCGGCCCCTGACCTTTTGGCTGTCGTCAGCGGAAATGAACTCCCACGTGTTGCCGAACAGGAGGTACGTCTGTTCCGTCTTGTTGTGGTTTGCCTCGTCGTACCAATCCTCGCGTTGCACGATTTCCAGGAAGTCACGCAGGATCGAGCCGCGCAACGAAGGAAACGACTTGCGCACCACCGTAATAATCATGCCCGCATCCGGGTTCTTGTAGCACAGTTCGCACAGCCCGGTAAGCAAACTGAACGATTTCCCACTACGCGTTCCTCCTTGATGTACTTGGATGCGATACGCGCCGGCTGACTTGAAGTGGTAGTATGTCGTTGGTTGCGTCATTCCTTGGTGACCCACGATGCGTCGCCAGACGCCGGAAGGTCATCGAACCATGACGGCGGTTTCGGTGCCTCACGCATTGACACGTCAATCTCTTGTTGCTTCGGCATGAAGTATGGCAGCAGACCGGTCAACGCCTTGATGTACCTCTCGTCGTCGTTCTCGCGAATGCGGTCGAGCGCATCCTCGATGTATTCAACCTGCCCTTCCATGATTGACATAAACAACTGACGCGTCTGACGCGTCACTTTGTCCTGCGATCCCTTTGGTCGCCCTGCGGGATTACCGCTTTGACCCTTTGTGAACGGCATGATTCAACACAGACCGTTTCGCTCTATGTACTTTTTCAAGGCGAAGAAGTCATCATACACCCACGAAGGGTTCTGTTCGTTGCGCTCCTTGTCGGCTACGTCATCCATAACGTAAGTCAACACTCGTAATGCTCTATCGGTTGTCATCGTAGTAAGTATAGTGCAAGCAGGGCGGTGGTGAGGATACCAACGTATCCCCAAAACACCGCCTTGTATGCGTAGTTATTCTTCATTTTCTGCGTTCAGGTCAACATACTCGCAATGCTCCTTGCATCGAGGGCAAATGCCCATGTCGTCGGATGCGCCTACGGGAGGCTCGCCGCAGCAATCGCTTACCCACTCCTCACTCATCGATTCTGCGCCTTGTCAGTATGTCGCCGTCAATATCCGCCATGAGTTCCAAGACTAACATCTTGATCTCATTTATCCGCGCCTTGTAGGATTCCAGGTCTCGCACCATGTCCTGTTGATTCGGGTCTTTGCTCTTCTGTCTCATTGTTATGTGTTGTTCTTATCAGTCGAAAGTACATATCTATCGGCAATGTCACGCGTGGGCAGACCTCCAAACTCTTCTGGCGTCCCTGCGAACAAGTCACACAACCGGCTGAACATCCACGTGTCTTTCTTGGCAAAGGTGGTGTCCATCATGTCCCACTTCATGTCGTCCTCTTGTCGCAGCACCCATTGCTTAAATGGCTCTGACAACTCGTCCATGCGCTTCGCGTCTCGGTATCCTTTGTACGGGATTAGTTTACTCATCTGTTTTGGTGTTATAGACCGCAATGTCCGGAGTCGCATTCGGTGAAGTCATCGAAGGACAGCGTGTGTTGCATTCTGTGTTTCTTGATCTTGTCATAGGAGACGTCGCTACGCCAATTGCCATTGCCTTCAATGCGCTCTTGCGATGCGAACCACGCCATCTTTTCCGGGTGCTTATCGAACATGGTGCGTAACAGCAACGGCCCGCGATGGAAACACCCTACGCAGTTGTTGCGCTCTGCGAACCGCACCGGCTTGTCTTTCCAATACTCGACTATCCGATCCCGGCTAATTCCGTTGTCAATGAGCGGGAACGAGGGGCGTTGCCACGGTGTCTCCGCCCACTTGTTATTGCCGTTGGAGTGCTTGCCGATGACGTCCTTCATTTCCAGGAGTCCGTCGGCGTTCTCGCGCTCTCGCATACGCAGTGCCCGCGCCTCTTCGCCAAACCTGAACCCGATCTTCATCTCCACCGGCTCTCCGATGTTGTCTCTCCACCACCGAAACATAGGGCGCAGTTTCATTTCGACCGTGCAATACCGGTGCAACTTATTGGGCAACCAACCGCCTTTTATCCGGTTCACTTCATCAAACGACAGCCCCCGCACCCAATGGATTTCCTGACCCACGTGTTGCTCCAAGTCAAACATGGTGTGCAGGATGGTGTCGTCCTCTGTTGTTGCGATAAACTCTTGCCCCAACTTGTCGCTTGCGCGTTGCGCCAGAGCCTTGTCTTTTGGTGCGCACTTGTGGTCTTCGATACAGACCAAGGCAAACAGCAGGTGGTCGCCTCCATATTCCGCAGCGATGTACGCGCTACTCTGCCCGCCACTAACTGATACTACGCTCTGCATCCTCGATGGTTTTGAAAATTTCATAGATGACCTGCGGTACGACTGCGTTGCCGTATGCCTTCAGGGATTCTTTGCGCCACTTTGAAAAGGTGATTCCGTCCAACCTTTCGGGAAGCCCATCATCTCCTCCACAAAGCGGGGGTTCAGTTGGGAAGTCTTCCCACGTGACGGGTCGTGCATCGCGTGGGCTAACGTGTCGTTCTGTCTCTTCGGGTCGGGGCGTGTGCATCCTCCCTTGGGATCGGAACTTGCTGTCGGCGTTGGGAGCATTCCCGCCTTCGCTCTGTGCTTCAGCGTCAGGCTGTAACCCAACTCGTTCGCCCTCCCATTGGCGTGAACCTTCCGGGCACCTCCGCCGTTCCCGTCCCACGCAACCGGTGTCGGCAACATCCCCATGCCCGCCATGCGACCGATGTTCAGACTGCGCGGTTCTACACCCGTCACTCGGCGACCCTGTTCGTTCACCTGGCACTCCGACTCCGGCTCGATCGTCGTTGGCGTGGGCAACAATGATGAGTCGCAATCTTTGGTGCGGGGCGTTGACGCTTGCAGCAGGAAGTACAAACGGTTGTACGCTGTACCCACAAGTTTCCAAGTCAGTGCAACACGACTCGAACTGAACTCCGCCTCCCCAAGAAAGGAGTCCACGAACGTTTTCGCCCACGACGTAGCGCGGGGCGCATTCTTGAACAACGCGGAGCATCTCCGGCCACAGGTGGCGGTCATCCTCCGTGCCTTTTCGTTTGCCGGCGGCACTCCACGGCTGACATGGCCATCCTCCCGAAAGAACGTCGATGCGTCCTCGAAACTCATTTGCGTCGAATGTTGTGATGTCTTCATAGCCTCTGGCATTAGGAAAGTGATGGGCTAACACCCTCCGACAGAACGGGTCTTTCTCGACATGGAAGACGTTTTGCCATCCCATCCAATGGGCGGCAAGATCAAACCCTCCGATGCCGCTAAACAGCGATCCATGCGTCATAACAACTTGTAGCCTTTGTCATTCAGGAATTCCTCGATGTGGTTGACCGTCACCTTTCCTACGTTGTTTACCCTCATGAGCATGTCGCGGGTTAGGTCGCTGTACTGCTCCGGCTTCAGTCTGCACACTGCCGTATATGCGCGTGCGTTCAAACCGTCCCACATGTTTGGGTCGAACTTGCGCTGCCTATGTCGCTCTATTGCTTGCCATCCCTCGCGCCACTCCTTGCCCCAATCCATCTGCTCGTGCGGCTTATCGGTTATGAGCAAACGTTGCGCTCGCCAGAGTTTCGTCGGCTTGCCATTCTCCAAGATGAAATGCACCTCGCCGTTCAGGTACAGTACGCCGTCCTTGTTAGACAGCCTACAATCCAAATAGGGCAGTGCTTGCGCGATCTGTTGGTATGCTTCGTCGTGCGTCATCGTACAGACTTTGCAAATTCGCGGATATAACGGCGGTGCCAATCCTCCTGTTCACCTCGTTTCTTCCATGCTTGGTACTTCTCGTCCTCGCGGATCAGGGCGTTGCTGTCCCAATTGGACTTGGCGGCCGCGAAGAACACGCCCTCCACGTCTTGCTGTACAACCCCCATATCCATCAGTCGCGACAACGCGCTTGTCAACGATTGATGTGGGATAGTCATCTGCTTGCGCATGGTCTGCAAACTGCATCCATCGTGCGCGTTATACAGGTGTTCATACACCCGCTCCTGTTGGGTCTTCATCAGACCGTTTCGCAAGTTCTCCAGGAACTGCTCTCTGCTCTGTTTACTCATCGAGTTTGGATTTGTAGTGGTTAATGATTTTTTCTGTCTGTTGGTAGTAGAAGTCGCGGAACTCCATGTCCGGTGCCTCGCGCTGCCATAAGAGGTACAGCACCGCACGCAAGCGTTGACTCTGTGACTTAGGGTTGTCGAAGTCGGTCAGGTCTACCTTTTCCAACTCCGCCAACTCGTCCGCGTTGACTTTCTCTCCGGGTCGAAAGTACAGAATGCCAAACGAATCGCACATAGCATCAATGTCCATGATGCCTTGGCTTGTCAACTCCTGCGTGTGGAAACGGATGCTCACGCTACGGTCTTTGCGGCGCGAGTACCCGTCCAACACCGCCGCCAGAGTCAACTTTGACATGACGCTTCGTACACCCGCTCCAATCGGCGCAAAGCCTTCTTTGCACATGGCGGACAATTGCCCCATCGCACTTTGCCGAGACCTAAATCCTCGTGCATCTTCTTTGCCGCAGCCCCGGCTACGTTGCGCAACCGACCTTGTTTCCAATCCGGAAGAATGATCGTCTCCCAAACGACCTTCTGCTCGTCGCTCATGCCGAGGTTGGACAGCAACGGGAACATCTCGTTTAGTTTGACCTTGCGCTCCTTGCATCCACAGTCGTCGCCCGCGACTGCCTCCACCACCTTTTTGATGCCGGTTGCCTCTGTGATGTTTTCGACCACATCTCCCAACCCTTTCGGCTTGGCTTTGCGGGATCGGGGCTTGCGTGTGGGCTTGGGCTTCTCGTTGCCCTCGTTCATGGTGTCAATCACCTTGTCTGTTGTCTTGCTCATTTGATGA